CGTGACACCACTGTTTGCCAGCGTAGCGGCTGCGGAAACGGCAGCAGAGCCGTCGAAGTTCACAGTCCACGACAGATCACCTGTGGCCGTGATTGCGCGAGCCGTAGCCAGTGCGGAAGCCGTGCTGGCATTACCAGACAGCGGGCCGCTGAAGCTGTTGGCAGTGATCGTGTTGGTCGCGAAGTTACCAGAGCCATCGCGAATGACGACGGTGTTGGCCGCGTTGGCTGCGGACGAGTTGATCGCTACAGTGAACGTGCTGTTGCCTGCCTGATCGGCGCTGAACGACGCAGTGCCAGATAGACCAGTGCCAGACGTATTGAGCGTGAGCGTGCCGTTGTTCGGCGCAGTCATCGTGGCCCACGACGGCGTAGAACCATCGGTGGTCAAGAACTTGCCATTGTTCCCCGTCTGCGCAGGCAAGAAGCTGTTCTTCACCGCCTGAGATGGAGAGCGAACCTCAGAGACGTGCAGGTACTGCACATGGTCGTCATTGCCCAGACCAGATAGGCCACCATGCGAACTACCGATGGCCGCAGACACGCCAGCAGACACGAGGCTGCGGATGTCGAATACCTTGGTGAACCGTGCCTTGATCGTGTTGGCGTAGCTGGAGCTTGCCTGGAAGATGACCTTGTACAGCGGGCGGAACTCAACAGATGGAAATCCATCTAGGTTGAGGCTGCTCCAATCTATGTTCTCTACTTGTCCAGAGTTGCTGTCAGCCGCCTGACCCATGATCGCGATCACGGGGTAGTTCAGGTTGTTGGTGGCGATAACCCAGGTGACCGAGTAGCTGTTGTTCGGAACGTCGGTGAGACCCCATACGCCTGCCGCCTCAGTGTTGTAGCGAGGAGTGGCAGTGCCTGCCTTGAGGATGAAGTTGGTAGGTGAGTCAAGCACCCAGCCAGAGCCGCTCCTGTACATCACCGGGATGCGAGCGGGGCCAGACAGGTCTTGTTCCCAAGCGTTCGCAGCCGGTGTGTTGGTGCTTATGATCTGGACCTTCAGGTCCTCGTCAAAGAACGTGCCGCCAGACAAATCGAGTTGTGCGTCAGCATCTGCGCTGCCGCTGCCCGTGGTCGTGTAGTTGGAGATGCTGAAGCCGTTCGCCAGCGCCGCGCCGCGTGTGCGGTGCAGGTACTCATGCGTCTGCCAGTCGAGCGTGATGCCGTGCCGCTCATCGGCAAAGAACGGAGCAGCCCCAGTGACAGCGTTCCAGTACACATACGCCGTAGGCGCATCCTCGTGGAAGTCAAAGTAGTTCAGCTTCGCAGACAGCACGCCGGTGCTGCTGAAGTAGACGTAGTGGATGCCCGTGGTGTTGGGCAACACCACCGACTGCGCAGTGGTGAATACGTACTTCTCGCCCTTACACCAGACAGTGAACGAAGCGCCCGTAGGCGCGATCGTAACGGTGCGAGAACCTGCGTTGAAGCTGAGGGAGGACTGCGTCTTGTCCTCATGGCCCATCGGCTCGCCTGCGATGGTCTGACCCTCATTCAGATTCGTAAAATTGGCGTCTACCTCAGCATTGGTGAGCGGAGAGCCTTTTACGAGGCGTAGGGTCAAATCTGCCATCTAGGTCACCTTTGGGAAATCAGCTTACGGTGATCGTCCAAGTAATCGACATCGCGTCGTCCACGCCCTTGTTGACAACCGAGAAAACCGTGCGGCAAAGCATTGTACCGCCCGAAGAGGCGTTAAAGATACCAGCTTCGACAACAGCGCCAGTGCCAGTACCTGCCGGGAAGTTGGCGATGTACGTGACAACAGCGCCTGACGAAGTCTCGGTGGAAAGCGCCACTCGGCCAAGCTCGCTGACCAGCGCGGTTTGCCCTGCTGCGGCTGCGGTAGCACCAGCGCCGATAGCCATGTGGCTCATCTCGGTGGGGGTGCCGACCATACGGGCGGCGATGAACTCCTTGCCGCTCGTGACGACGAGGTTCTTGATTTCGCGGGTGTCCTTGAGCGAGCCGTCCTTGTTGAAAAGACAAATCTGCACAGCGCCCGTGATCTTGAGATGGTCGGTGATCATGATGACTCCTTAAAAAGCGCGGGATGCGCCGACATAGTCTTCCAGAAAGTACCCAGGCTCGACGTAATCTTGGATCAGTACCAAGCCAGAGTCAGAAACTGACACGAGATCATTGGTGGCCTTCGCCACGGCCCGAATCGCGACATCAGACGTAATTGTGACATTAGAAACGCCTTTCGCAAAGCTGAAGACTGCACCGTCTCCAGCGTCGAAGGAGTCGTTCATGGCGACGCCGTCCGCCAGGAGCTTGACCAAGCCGTAGGCCAAGATGTCCTGGGGTTGCGTGGTGTCGGACAGCAACTTGCTCAGAGCGTAAGCAGACACATCAGCCAGGGCAAAAGCGTCGGCGAGGAGCTTGGCGGTGTCAATCCTGAGCGCATCGGCGGTCGATAACTGGTCAACCAGAGCTTTGGCAGTCAGCAGAGAGATTGCATCCAGTGGGCTGGTGCCGTCAGCCAACGGCTTGTCGAAGCTGAAAGCCTTGATGTCAACCACAACAGCGGCGTCAAACGCAGCCTTGGCGACAGAGAAAACCTGCGAGTCCGTAAGACTCTGGGTATCATCAAACCGGCGAACGTAGATGAGCAACTTGCTAAACGTTTCGACCAAAGAAACCGTATCAGATATGGGCCTTGAGAAATCTATGGCCGGTCGATCCACGACCGACGCCGCGTCCGTGAGCGACTTCGAGAAATCAAACCGCATGCTGTCCACGACAACCTGCATGTCGCGGATCAGTTTGAACTGCCCAGTGGTGTCCATACGGACGCCAAGCGCCAAGTCTACGTACGACACGCCCGCAGCCGCCACAGCGTACGCTATGGACGTGCGTGGGTCTACGACAACGATGTTCAGTCGCGGGGTGCTGGCTACAGCCGAGGCTGCGGCGTCCGTGTACGTGACCGAGGAACGTGGCTCTACAACAACCACGCCTGCGCGTGGCTTCGTAACGGAGGTTGAGGCCGCCGTCGTGTTACCAACGACCTCTAGCGCCACTTAGAAGTCCTCTCGCACCTTGAATTTCAGCAAGTCATAGACCGTCTGGACGGTTGTGTCCACGAACGTGATCTCGATCTCGCCCTCGTAGTCGCCAGGAGCGCCCTGAAGCATGGCAGGGTCGGAGGCTGGGAAGAACACCACCTGCCCGTTGGGGCCGTCTGTGACAGAGCCAGTGATCGTGGCCGTGAGCACGGTAGCCCCGGCAGCGCGGAACTTCAGGCGCACGGTGCACCCGGTGATGTTTATGGGAGCGCCAGTGGTGTCGTCTGTGATCGTGCAAACGATGGCTGGGCGTGTATCGCCCTGGACCAGTTTGATTTTCTCTGCCATGCTGGCTCCTTATGCTGCTGGGCGCATGCGCACACCCATCTCTACGCCGCGCATGTCACGTATGCGTGCCTGTGTAATGGCTCGTTCGTAGAGACCCTTGTGCATCATCGCCAGATCAGGGCTCGTCCAATCCTTGCCTGGGATCATGGCAACCTGTGCAACGGTGCCACTAACAAGAACGTCGGCGAACGTCTCGTAAATCCAGTCTTCTACGCCAGAAGCAGTCCGAGACGGCTTGAGCACAGCCGTGACCGTCATCTTTCCAGCGGCCTCGGGTACAGGGAAAACCCTGATGCTTCGGTCAGCCTGAACCCAGAAAGACTTGGGGTCGCCGGTCTCCGTGGCCCGCTCTGCGGGGATGAACCGGATGTCAGTGCGGTCGAGAACCGTTTCGTCGTACACGACCGAGATCACATCCTCCACGACAGCCTCTGCATCGAGGTCGTATTCGATCTGGTTGGGGGCCAGATAGATCGCGTCGATGTTGTCTCGCCACAGATACGTGCGGGCGAAGAAGTCCGACGACACGATGCCCAAGTACGTCTTGAGCGTGATGTCGGGGCACGACGGTACGTGCGGGAGCAGCAGGGGTAGGAAGTCGTTCCAGACCTTAGCCATCACGCTGCTCCGGGTTGAGAAACAGCCTCAGTCTGGCTCTTCACGCCAAGGGCGTTCTGGAATGCTTGGAAGTGCGCCACAGCACGGTTGGCGTTCGCCGCGTACTCTGCGTCCTTGCTGTACGCACGGTACAGCATGTAGTCGAGCATGGCGTTGGCGTAGCTGTCGTCGATACGGATGACCTCGGCGGTCGCTGGGTTGATGAGTTGTGCCTCTGTGAGCGTGTGCGCCAGCGGCACGGACGAGTACACGATCTCAAGCCGGGCATTGACAGTGGCTGGAGGGTACACCAAAAACTCTTTGGGCAACCGGGCGTCGAACATGAAGTGCTGGATGTCAACAGTCCCAGTCTCGGCATACCAGTTGCGTCGCTGGTCATCCAGCATCTGACGATTGACAAGCCGCACCGCCCCTTTGGCAGATGTAGCGGCCACGTTGCGCACGACATCAATGAGACGGATGGCGCTGGCGAATGTAGCCGTTACGACTTGTCTCGCGCCTGCGACGCACACAAACTCGCCGGTCTGTGTGTTTGAATCTGGGCGAAGATTCGTTATCTCCCGATACGAATCATTCAGCCAACCCTGTAGTTCAGGGGCAGGCCACCGAATATTCGTAGTGTCTTGGAGGATTGTCCCGGCACGGGAAATCAGATCAACGACTTTGACGACGGCCATGGTCTACCTCGCTATTACTGCACGTTCACACCCTCGGTGAAAACTACGGTCGATTCTACAGCAACCTTTGCTTTACGAGCGGGTTTTTCAGCCTCTGCGGCCTTGATGTTGGACTCGGCGTCGGCCAGGGCACGACCCTCATCTGTGAAGACCATCTTGTCGCCTTCATAGCGGCCAACGATGACGCTGACGCCATTGACAGTGACTCGGGCCTTGTTCGCCAGAATCTGCCCATTGAGGCGGTCGATAAGTTCAAAAACAGTCATGCAGGTCTCCTAGAAAAAAGGGGCTCCGAAGAGCCCCTTTATTGTGCCACTGATCAAGCGCTCAGAACAGCGCCCCAGTTCTCACTACCCAAGCTGATGTAAGCACCAGACATGTTGGCGACCAAAGCCTTGGCTGCGTTAGCAGAACCGTTGTTGATCTTGCCGCCAGTGTTCGGATACACGTTCAGCGCGTTGGCCGAACTGTTGATGACATAAACCACTTCGCCGATAGGTGTATCGGCGGGCAGGCGTACGCCATCGCTAGCAGTGCCAACGGTGATGTAGTTAACAGCGCCTTCCATCTGCGTAGCGCCAGCTTGAGTCTGGGTTGTGCCCGCAGTGTAGGACTGATAGCCGCCAGTGCTGCGACCAAATTGTGTCGAATTAGCCATGAAAATCTCCAAAAAATGAGGGGTAAAGAAAGGGCCCCCATAGGGGCCCTGTTCATCAGCTAGCGGAACCGACTTGCGCCAGAACCAGAGCTTCCGGCTTGA